GAAGGAGAAGGGATTCCCTATGAATTTGGTGAATGGACAGGTGAAATTAGCTATCCTTACTTTGTCGGTTCGTTCAATGAAACTGAACACAGATTAGAGGACGGATATACAGGCGGTGTGTTTACACTTGACGGTTGGTCAAGGGGGTCAAAATTACCGCTTGCAGAAATAAATGACAAATTAAAAAAAGTATTTGAAGATTTAAGGGCAGTCCAGGAAGGAACTGCTTTTTTTATTACCTATTGGAACGGTTTAATGATTCCAACAGGTGAAGAAGACCTTTTTAGAATTACGATAACACTTAACACAAATGAGTGGAAAGGAGCATAAAAGAATGGGCTTAAAAAAGCATGGTATTACATCTGAAACTATCAAGAATATGATCTTGGGTGCAGGTGTCATTTACAAAAATCTTAAGTATGAGAAACCAAGCAATGGTTGGACTGGTACACCACTTGGTGCAACTTCCGGGGGTCTTAAGTTCAACTATGAGGCACAGTGGCTTGATGTTGAGGTGGACGGTGCAACGGTGCTGATCAAAGGTGTCAGTAAACAGAAGGTTGGTGAATCTGCCACACTTGAAGGTCAGATGACAGAACTTACAGAAGATATTCTTGTAAGTGCATTACACCTTGTAAAATCCACTTCCGAAGATACAACCTATGTCAAATATGTATCTAAGGAAAACATCACAGAAGCAGATTATCTTGAAAATGTTGCATATGTTGGAACACTTTCAAGCGGTAAAAATGTAATTATTATTTTACCGAACGCACTCTGCACAGAAGCGTTTGAACTGGAAACAAAGAACGCTGAACAGACAACATTTGCTGTCAAGTTTGAGTGTACAGCTGATCTTGAAAACGACAGCTTAAACAAGTTGGATATTGCTATTTACTATCCAAACGCTGTTGTGTAGGGGGTGTGAATTATGCGAGTTGTAGTAGTAAGAGAATATACAGACAAGTACACAGGTGAAGGTCATGTGATCGGTGAAAAACTGGATATGACAGAAGAGAGATTTGCAGAAATTCAGGACAAAGGAATGTTTGTGGTTGATATTTCTGATGAAGTAGTGCAGCAGGAAACACCTGCTGTATCTGCTGAACAGGTGGAAGATCAGGGACAGGAAACAGAGAATGAACAGACTGAACCTGTTGAACAGCAGGAAACACATGAACCACCAAAACAGGATAAACCTGCAAAAGGTGGCAGAAGAAACAGAGCGAAAAAAGAAAGTGAGGATAAATAATCATGGCAGATTTCAGATTTAAGGATTTAACAGTTGATAACGCATTTGACTTTTGTGAGGTTCTTGCAGTTATCGGAGTAGAACAGGTTATTGGTGCATTTGACAAAGACGAGATTCAGCAGTTGCAGGAATCCGGTACAGATATGAAAGAAGTTGGTATTGTCATTGCTATGAAAGTATGTGGCATTCTGATCAAGAACATTTCCAAGGCAAGAAATGAAATCTGTAAGTTTTTTGCTAACTGTATGGAGTGGGACAACGGTACAGCAGTTACTGCTGATGATGTGAAGAAATTCAAGCTGAAACAGTTTGCTGTCATGGTGAAAGATTTTGCTAAGAAAGATGATCTTATGGATTTTTTCGAGGGTGTTGCCGAATTAGTGGGTACGGAACAGAACGATTCGATGAATGCTGCAACCGTAGATATGGTAACCCCTACAGCTATTTAGATAAAGCAATCAGCCGGGGAAAATTAGACGCTACTGTTAGAACAGTTCTGAAACAGGACAATGAAGATAAACAGTGGGACTTATACTGTGCAATCACAGCAAACCCACTTGCTGATGATGTTGGAAATTTTGAAGAATTTAAACAGCGGTTTATGAGTACAGCACCGAAAGGTGAAAAGACTGAACAAACTGAACAGACAATGAACAATGCACAGATTAAGTTACAGGTGGAAAAAGCAAATAAAATTTTAAATGGATTCGTGCCACCGTTGAAAGGGGGTGGCTAATCGTTGGATATTTTTTCGTTGGTCGGAAAAATAACGATTAATTACGCTGATGCGGTGAACAACATTGAAAAGGTTTCAAAGTCTGCAAAGGACACAGCTGAAACACTGGAAGATGTTGATAAAAAGGCAGATGGTGCAGGTGATTCAGTAGAAGATGCCGGACAAGCTGCCAAGAATGCAGACAGTGGATTTACAACATGGAAAGCCACGCTTGCGAATTTAGCATCTACAGCAATCACAAAAGTAATTTCAGGATGTACACAGTTAGCTGAAAAAATGGCAGATGTGACAAAATCAGCGGTTGGTCACTATGCTGAATATGAACAGTTAGTTGGTGGTGTTGAAACACTATTCAAAGACAGTTCCGGTAAACTGATTGATTATGCTGAAAAGGCATATAAGACAGCCGGAATGAGTTCAAATCAGTATATGGACACCGCAACGTCATTTGCTGCTTCACTGATTCAAGGTCTTGGCGGTGATACTGCAAAAGCGGTTGAACTGACCAACCTTGCTATCACTGATATGTCAGATAATGCTAACAAGATGGGTACTGATATAGGTTCGATACAGGACGCTTATCAGGGTTTTGCAAAGCAGAATTACACAATGTTGGATAACCTGAAACTTGGTTATGGTGGTACACAATCTGAAATGATCAGATTGATAAATGATTCAGGTGTACTTGGTGAAAAGATTGAAAGTTTGGATAACGTAACGTTTGACCAAATGATTGAAGCTATTCACAAGATTCAGGACAACTTAGGTATAACCGGAACAACAGCACTTGAAGCAGGTACTACAATATCAGGTTCATGGGGTTCAGTACAGGCATTGTTTGAGAATATCCTTACAAAAGTAGGTTCAAAACTTGCACCTACTGTTATGGGATTTTTACAGCAGTTGTCGGACTGGATGGAAACGATAGATTGGGATGCATTTGCAACGTCTGTCGGTGATGCCCTACAAAGGGTATTTGACTGGATTCAAAAGATTGATTTTACAACATTCTTTGAAAAAGGAATGGACGGTGTTGAAAACTTCCTTGAAAAACTAGGTGGTCTTATTGAAGATATACCTAAGATTATTCAAACGTTCAAGGATTGGTCACCACTTATAGCCGGAGTTGCTGCCGGATTCGTAACCTTAAAGGTTGCAATGGCAATATCATCATTGATTAGTGCCATAACAACAGCATGGACAGCATACAAAACAGCAAACGAAGGTGCTACTATTGCACAGTGGCTTTTCAATGCTGCATTAAATGCTAACCCTATAGTTCTTATAGTCACACTTGTGGCAGGACTTGTGGTTGCACTGATTACATTATGGAATACCAATGATGGATTCAGGGAAGCGGTCACAAATGCTTGGGAGAAAATAAAGGAAGTCTTTGGTACGGTTATTGACGCTATCAAAGGCTTTTTTAGTGGATTGGTGGAGAAAGTACAGACTGCATGGGAATCTGTAAAAGAAGCAGTAAGCACCGCCATTGAAGCAATCAAAGAATTCTTCACAGGTTTAGTTGATTCAATCAAACAGGCTTGGGAGAACATCAAAACAGCAATATCTGAAAAGATAGATGCCATAAAAGAAACAGTAACCAATGTGTTTACCGCAATAGCTGATGTTGTAAGTGCAGTGTGGGAAACAATCAAGAATGCTGTACAGGTTGCCATCATGTTTATTGGTGAAATCATCAGTGCTGCATTTCAGATCATCACAATGCCTTGGATGTTTATATGGGAAAACTGCAAGGAATACATCATTGCAGCTTGGGAGTTTATCAAGAACGCTGTATCAACAGCCCTTGATGCAATCTCAACCACTATAAGCAATATTTGGAATGCTATTGTTGGATTCCTGACCCCTATCTTAGATGGTATTAAAAACACCTTTACAACGATTTGGGAAGCTATAAAATCAGCGGTATCAACCGCAATCAACAACATTCAGACGGTTATTACAACAGTATGGAATGCCATTGTTTCATTCCTTAAGCCAATACTGGAAGGTATCAAGAATACATTTACAACTGTATGGAATGCGATAAAATCAACCATTTCTACAGTACTGAACGCAATTCAGACCACGATTACAAATATTTGGAATGCAATCAAAACGACTGTAACCAATGTGATCAATTCGATTAAGTCAGTAATCAGCAGTGTATTCAATGCAATTAAGTCTACTATTTCAAGTATACTGAACAGCATTAAATCAACCTTTACAAGTGTTTGGAACAGTATCAAGTCAACAGTATCTAATGTGATCAACGGTGTGAAGTCCACTATTTCAAGTGGTCTGAATGCTGCAAAATCCACAGTATCGAACGTACTTGGTGCAATTAAGGAAAAGTTCAGCAGCATCTTTGAAGGTGCAAAAAACATTGTAAGTAACGCTATAAACAGAATTAAAAGTTTCTTCAATTTTTCGTGGTCATTGCCACATTTGAAATTACCACATATTTCAATCAGTGGTTCTTTCAGCTTGACACCGCCAAGTGTACCGCACTTTGGTATTGAATGGTACAAGAAAGCAATGGACGATGGTATGATCATGAATCAGCCGACTATTTTCGGTTACAACGCTAAGTCAAATCAGTTCTTGGCAGGTGGCGAAGCCGGAAGTGAAACGGTTGTCGGAACACAGAGCCTTATGGATATGATTAGGGTAGCAGTCAATGAGGAAAACGCTTCATTACTGGAAAAACTTGACCGGATTCTTACAATCCTTGAAAGTTATATGCCTTTCATTCCACAACTTGCGAACCTGAAACTGGTAACAGATACAGGAGTGCTTGCAGGTGAACTTGCCCCGGCAATGAATGAAGAACTGGTTAGAATTTTTGATAAGGAAGGAAGGTAAAAGCCCGTGATTCAAGGTGTGACTTTTGGAATTAAACACAGTTATGAAGATTTTGGGCTTATCCTTTCTTCAAAAGAAATCGGATTGCCTACACCTAAAACAGAATCAGTCAGTGTAATTGGACGCAATGGTGACCTTGATCTGACTGATGCGTTGGGTGATGATGTAAAGTTTGAAAACAGGAAGTTATCATTTACTTTTTCCCTGTTAAATGGTGCAAGAGATTGGACTGCAACACTTTCCAATCTTTCCAACTATCTGCATGGTAAGAAGATGCGTATTGTTATGGACGCTGATAAAACTTTTTATTACTGGGGACGGTGTACAATCAATAAATTCAAAACAGATCGTACACTTGCTATTATCACAGTTGATTGTGATGTTGAACCGTACAAAATTGAAACAAATTCAGCAAGTGAACCTTGGTTGTGGGATGTGTTCAGTTTTGTAAACGGTATTATTCATGTGAATGAAGTGAAAGTAAGCGGAAGTAAAAAAGTAAATCTGATCAATCGTGTCAAGATTGTATCACCAACATTTACCTGTTCAACAGCTATGAAGGTGATACACGAAGGTAATACTTATAGTTTACCTGCCGGGGAAACAACAGTTTATGACATTCGTTTACAGGAAGGTGATAATTATGTAACATTTACAGGAAACGGTACAGTCAAGATCAGTTATAGAGGGGGTTCATTGTAATGTATAGAGTATTATGTGATGGACTGCCTATTTATGATTTACGTGATGAAAACCTTGTTTTGATTGACCCTAAACTTGATTTAGAGGTCAACAAAGCAGGGTCTTTTAGTTTTAAGATGCCACCACAGCATCCACAATATGAATTACCGCAAAAAATGCTGTCATGCATTCAGGTATTTCAGGATGATGAAGAAGTGTTTAATGGCAGAATTACAGAATGTAAGATAGATTTTTATAATCGTAAATATTTTACTTGTGAAGGTCAGCTTGCATATCTGAATGATAGTATACAAAGACCTGCTGAATATCATGATATGACCGTCAGAGGTTATTTAGAATCACTGATTGCATCACACAATGAGCAGGTAAAAAAAGATAGACAGTTCAAGGTTGGTATTGTCACGGTAACGGATAATAATGATTCATTGTACAGGTACACGAATTACAACAGTACCATGAAAGAAATCAAGGAAGATTTGGTTGATGATCTTGGCGGTTATTTACGTGTAAGGAATGTCAATGGAACAGCGTATTTGGATTATATAAGTGATTATGAAAATGTAAGTACACAAAGTATTGAGTTTGGTGAAAATCTGCTTGATTTCAGCAGAAATACAGATGTGTCAGATATTGCAACAGTATTTATTCCGCTTGGTGCAAAACTGGAAGAAAGTCCAATAGCTGCACTTGAACAGCGGTTGACTATTGAAAGTGTAAATAATGGGTCTGATTCACTTGTGAATTTGGACGCTGTAAAGAAATTTGGTTATATAACCAAAACTATTACTTGGGATGAAGTTACAACACCAAAAATGTTGTTATATAAAGCAAATAAGTACATTGCTGATTATCAGTGGGATAGTATGACACTGGAAGTAAACGCTGTTGATATGCATTGGACTGATGCAGATATAGAACAGTTCAAACTTGGTGATAAAATCAAGGCACATTCTTCACTGCATGGACTTGATCGGTATTTCCCATTGTCGAAGATGTCAATACAGCTTAACAATCTATCAAGTAGTAAATTTACACTTGGTACTGTAATAAATAAAAGTCTTACGTCAAGGGTGCAAGAAATTTCAAATACTGCATCAAAAGCAGTTGAAACAATACCTGTACCGTCTGCAATAGTAAAACAGGCAGTTGATCAGGCAACAGCACTGATTACAGCAGCAACACATGGTCATGTGGTTACAACAGCCAATGAACAGTTAATCATGGACACCAACGATGTGAACACAGCCCGGAAGGTTTGGCGGTGGAATCTGAACGGTCTTGGCTATTCGTCAACCGGGTACAATGGAACGTATAAGACCGCTATCACAATGGATGGTCAGATTGTTGGTGAAAGATTGGTTGGTGGCTCGGTATCTGCTGAAAAACTTGATATTACTTACAGAAATCAGGTTATAAAAGAAATAGCAGATGCAGAAGAATCAGCAAGATCAGATGCGGAAGATTACACTGACGGTGAGTTGAAAAAGTACTATACAAAAAGTGAAGTTGAAACAAGTATCAAAAATACTAAAGATTCTATTCTGTTATCTGCCAAGGAAACAGCTGAACAGTATGTTGACGGTAAGTTGAAAAATTATTCAACGTCAGCACAGATTAAAGTCAAGACAGATTCGATTGAATCAGAAGTTAAGAAAAAGCTGAACAGTTCAGAGTTATCAACCAAGATTCAGCAAAATTCTTATGCAGTTAAAATTGCATGGAATAGTATCAGTAAATATATTCAATTTGAATATGGTGAAATGCGTATTTATGAGAGTACGACACAAAACAGTAACACACTGTTAATGTCAATGACCTCAACAGGTGCATGGTACTACTATAAAGGTGCAACCATCGGTAAAATCGGTACTAACGGTTGGTCAGGTGATTCAACTTTCAGAGGTCTGATGTTCGACTTACAGAACGGTGCTGACTATATGGGGTGGGGTTATCAGGATTCACCCGGAAGTAACTATTATGTAAAACTCATATATTACGCAAATAACCGAAAAGAAAAACAAGGCTTACACGTAGGTGCAAACACTTATGTGTGGGGGTATTTGAGATTTAATGAAAGTGCAGGATTTTATAATTATTCTGATAAAAGTATTAAACTATGGTCTGATAAAGATGTAAGCATTGGTAGTTCATCATCAACTTGCTGTACATTCACAGGTACATCTTTTCAGATTTACAACAACAGAAGTATTGATTTCTACAGTCCATTAAACTTACATGGTTGGGGCTACACCAATAATTCAGATGTTCGATTGAAAACTAATATCAAGGACACGGCAATCAGAGGTTTGGAAGTGGTGAATGCTATTGACCTTAAGGAATTTGACTGGATTCAGTCCGGTGAACATCAGGCTATAGGAATCATTGCACAGCAGATTCAAAGTTTTGCACCTGAACTTATTTCAGAAGATGCATCTGACGGACACTTGAAACTTAACACAGATAAACTTGTATACTACTGTATTAAAGCTATACAGGAATTATGTGAAAAAGAGGGAATGCGATACAGCAAACCTATTTATAAAGACCCTTACACTTATTTAGAAAAAAAGACGTTCATTGCAAAGATGCCAAGTCAAAAATATTTGGAATCTGAACCTTATGAGCGTGAACCTATTATTTTACCGAAAAGAAGGGAGTAATTACCATGAATGAAAATAATATGCCTTTGTCACTTATGATGGAGAACGCAAAAGGTGCAATGACGGATGCATTTAATCAGATCGTTGAGCAGTCAAACCTTCCGGCTTATTTGTTGGAAGGTATCGTTGTTGATTTTCTGTCTGAAATCCGAAAACAGAAAAACCTTGAATTGGTTTCTGATATGAACAGAATGAAACAGACTGAACACAGTGAACATGAAGAAAAGAAAGAAGGTGCTGAATAATGGCAAACATACAGCCTTATATTGATCAGATTTTAAATGCAGTATATGGTGAAGAGGTAAGATCGTCTATTGTTAATGCACTTGAAAAAGTAAATGATGATAATAACTCTTACGCTGATCTGAAAAAAGAAGTAATTGCTGCAAAGGATGCGGTTGATAAAGATGTTGATGCAGTACAGCAGAAACTTAATGCTGCAAGTACTGCATTAACTAATTTGCAAAATGCTACAAGTGCAGCTAATACAGCGAAAACCAATTTGCAGAACGCTACGAATACAGCCAATACCGCAAAATCAAATCTGACCAATGCAACAAGTACAGCGAATACCGCAAAAAGTAATGTTGAAGCAGCAACTAATGCTGCAAAAACAGCAATCAGCAATGCCAATGCAGCAAAGACAAATCTTGAAAAAGTAATTACAAGTGCAACAACCACACAGAGTAATTTACAGGGTGTAATTGATAATGCAAATCAGATTAAGGGTCAGTTGGATAGTTCCAACGCTACAGCGGTAACATCAAAGAAAAATCTTGATTCTGCAATTTCTGATGCAAGTGTAGCAAAAAGTCAGCTTCAGGAAGTAATTAACAGTGCAAGTTCAGTTAAAACTTCATTGTCTAATGTCATAAGTACAGCCAATACCGCAAAGTCAAACCTTGATGCATCTGTTGCAACAGCTAATAATGTATTACAGTCACTAAGTGCGGAAAACGCAAGTGCTGCAAGTAATATTGATGAACTGAAAAGTGAAAACTTCAACAGTCAAGAAATTCTTTCAGGTGTGGCAGATATTCGTGCCTATTTGGGTATCACTGCTGATGATATTGTTGGTATTCAGGTCGATTACAAAAATAAAACATTCAAAAGACTTGCCGGAGCAGCCAACCTTACAAAAGGTTCTGATTTTGACAAGTTCACAATGTTTGGTGGTCGTAAACGCTGTAATGTTGCTGATGATGGTTCTATAGTAGCATGGTACGGTGATGCAGATTACAAAGAAGATGGTTCAATGGGGCAGGTAATGGTATATCAGCCAAAGTTCTATTATTTGGTGTGTCCTGTAGAGTATGACCCTATTGATACAGGCATTGGTTACCACTTAAGAAAGGCAAACTATTATGTGTCAGAAAAGCCACGTGCAGGTTTCAGACTTCACCCGGCATTCTACGATGCATCAGGAAATGAAATTGATTACTTCCTTACAAGTGCTTACGAAGGTAGTATTTACGATGCATCAGCAAGTGCATATCTGTTGAATGATGAACAGGTTATGAACACTGGTGAAGATAAGTTTTCATCAATCGCAGGTGCAAGACCTGCATCCGGTTCTTCACAGAACCTTACAAGACCGAATATTGAAGCAATGGCACAGAATCGTGGAACAAACTGGCATGGTGATCTGATTAAACAGGTATCTGCTGAACAGATGCTTATGATCATTGAAATGGGTATGATGAACTTACAGACCGCTATTGCACAGGGTGTTGTTTCCTTACCTTGGACTACAGGAAGTGACACAACAAGTTCATATGCAGCTGCAACCGGAAGTACAGCAAGCCTTGGAAATGGTACAGGTAGGGCAGAGAAAACAACCACTTATGAGGGTGGTGTTGCTAAAGAGTACACGGTTGACGGTAAGACTTCTGTATGTTGGAGAGGTAAAGAAAACTTTTGGGGCAACATTTGGAAATTTGTCTATGGTATCAATATTTGGGGCAATGGAAAAATGGGCGGTGGTCAGCCTTATATTTGTTCTGATTTCAGTTTTGCAGAATCAAAGAACAGTGGAAACTATGAACCTGCCGGATTCACAGTAACAAACGCAAACGGTTATATTTCAGCAATGGGGTATTCAACAGCTTGCGACTGGTTATTTATTGCGTCAGAATGCCTTGGTAACAGTTCATTACCTGTTGGTGATTACACATATATCACTGTCAACTTGAACGGTTACCGTATCGCTCGCTTGGGCGGTGCTTGGAATCATGGCGGTGGTGCGGGCGGTTTCTGTTGGGGTCTGGTTGACGGTGTTGGTGGTCGTGGTCGGAATGTCGGGGGTCGCTTGGTATATATTCCAACACGTGATTCTGCTACTTATACCGCTGCAATCGAAGCATGGAAGCAGAAAATGGCAGCTTAAAATGTAACTTGTAAACTTGATTCATTAGGTTGAAAGAACTTCTGATATTTTCGTTATTTACCTGTAGCGGAAACCATTAAAAAAATCACTCAATTAGGCAGTAATTGGAATAATGGCAGTAATGCAGGCAGTTTCTATTGGAATCTGAATAACAGTGTTGGTAATCGTAATCGGAATATCAGGGGTCACTTAATAATTGCAAAACATAGCCGGGTGGAAACATCCGGCTATTTCTATAAACTGTATAGTTCTTTCAACCATGCCACTAGGCAAAAAAGAAAAATAGACGGTGCAGACAACCCAACCGGGAATACCGTCTTACTTACGAACAATAAGGAAAGGTCAACCGTATTTACCGGGCAGTAATGCCGACTGAAATTCGGACAATGCAAATACCAAGGAATGAAACGCTATGATCACTTATATGAAAAGATTTATGACCTTGAAAATTTAAGAAAAGCACACCAACACGCAAAGAAAGGAAAAGGTTGGTACAGAGAAGTTCAGGAGATTGACAAAGAACCTGACAAGTACCTGAAACAGATTCAGGAAATGCTTATCAACCACACTTACAAAACATCTGATTATGAGGTGTTTTATAAACAGGACGGTAAGAAGTTAAGGAAGATTTACAAACTGCCTTATTTCCCTGACAGAATTTGTCAGTGGGCTATCTTACAGGTCATTGAACCCTGTATCATCAATAACTTAACCGCTGATACCTATTCAGCAATACCAAACAGAGGTATACACAAGGGTCTGACAAAATTGCAAACAGCAATGTGGAATGACCCGGAAGAATGCAAGTATTGTTTAAAACTGGACGCAAGACATTATTATCAGTCAATCAACCACGATCTTCTGAAAGAGAAGTATTCAAGAATGTTCAATGATGATGAACTATTGTGGTTATTGAATGAAATCATTGACAGCATTGAAACAGCAGAGATCGAGGACTTATCAGCAATCTATCTGTTGGAAGAAGATATTGACCCTGAAACTGGTATACCGATAGGAAATTACTTATCACAGTATTCAGGCAACTATTATTTTTCAAGTTTTGATCACTGGATAAAAGAACAGAAGCACGTTAAATACTACTTCCGTTATATGGACGATATAGTTATTTTTGGCAAGACGAAAGAAGAACTGATTGCCTTGAAGAAAGAGATTGATATTTATTTCAGGAATGAACTGAAATTGAATATAAAAGGAAACTGGCAGGTGTTCCCATCTTACATAAGAGGTGTTGACTTCTTAGGGTACAGAACATTTTACAAGTATACATTACTTAGAAAAAGCACCTGTTTGGAAATGGAAAAGAAAATGACCGCTATCAGGAACAAAGTAGAAGCCGGGAACATGATGAACTATTCAGAGTGGTGTTCAATCAATTCTTACAAAGGTTGGTTGAAATATGCTGATACTTTCCGGCTATATCAAAAGTATGTTGTACCGCTGTTACCTTATGCGGATGATTATTATATACGCAACATAAAACCAAACACAAAGAAAGGATTGAATGCAGCATGATTGATTATGGAAAACAGAAAAGCACCGTCAGACCGGAAGAACTGGAACTGACAGAAACAAAAGTATTTGTCAGTTCCAATATCACAGAAGTGAACGAAGATGAAACTGACGGACAGCCGGGATTTACCGGATATGAATTTGACCTTATCGAGTATGACAAGGACGAATACATTAAAATTCAGGCAGAAAAGAATGCTGATCTTGAAAATGAAATTACACAGGCACAGATTGCTATGTGTGAAATCTATGAAATGATGGGATAAGAAAGAAGGTGTGAAGTATGGCAAAGATTTATGCATCACTAATCATTAAAGGTGTTAAAACACTGGACGATGTACCGGACAGACTGAAAGAAGCTGTCAAGGCTATTTTAGAGGGTGATAACTGATGATACGTCAGTTGATCATAAAAATTCTATTCAGAAAGGATGTGCAGACTATGGCAATTATCTATGCAACCCTGATCATTAAGGGTAAGAAAACATTTGCTGATGTTCCTGATCGTATCAAGGACAAAGTAAAGGAAGTTTTGGTTGATCTTGATTGTCCTGAATTAGCAGAATAATCAACAGACAAGGAAATTATCACAGGAACAAAAACAACCGCTATATGACCATTATATGAGGTCACAAGCGGTTGTTTTTATGTTCAGAAAGGACAGAGAAAATGAAACAGACTATTTGCAGTGTATTAGGTGTGATTGGTTCAGTGATTGCATCGTTTTTTGGTGGTTGGGATGCAGGACTTGCAACCCTTTTAATTTTTATGGGGCTTGATTACATTTCAGGCTTACTTGTTGCCGGAGTGTTCAAGAACAGTCCGAAAACAGATACAGGTTCACTTGAAAGCAAAGCAGGTTGGAAAGGTCTTTGCAGGAAATGCATGACACTTGTTTTTGTATTAGTCGCATACCGTCTTGATTTGGTTATTGGAACAAATTACATCAGAGATGCAGTTATTATTGCATTTATTGCCAATGAAACAATTTCACTTGTAGAGAATGCCGGACTGATGGGGTTACCGCTACCGGAAGTAATCAGTAAAGCTATTGATATTTTACAGAAAAATACAGGAAGTGGTGAATAATGACAAATCAGGAATTTATTGATCAGATTGCAGTGTACGTTAAAAAGTACGCTGCAATTTTTGGTATATGCGTACACAGTCCAATCATTGCACAGGCAATCTTAGAAAGTGGGTGGGGCAAGTCAAAACTTGCTGCCACCTATCACAACTATTTTGGTCTTAAGTGCGGTACAAAGTGGACTGGTAAGAGTGTGAACATGAACACACAGGAAGAATATGAGCCTGGAGTATTGACAACGATTGCCGATAATTTCAGAGTCTTTGATTCAATGGAAGAAGGGGTTAAGGGTTACTTTGAATTTATACAGTTATCCCGGTATCAGAATCTTAAGGGAATCACAGACCCTAAGACGTATCTTGAAACAATCAAGGCAGATGGTTATGCGACAAGTTCAGCATACGTTCAGAATAACATGAACTTGATTGAACAGTACGAACTTACAAAGTATGACAATGAAAAGGGTGATAATATGGGTGACAGACAGAAGCCGGGAAACTGGCTTGTACAGTATAAAGGTATTGCAGAAGGTAGTGAACAACACAAAGCTATTCTGAAAGTATTTAACGATTCAGGACTTTGTACAAGATATAAAATGACGGTCAATGATGCTTGGTGTGCAACGTCTGTATCATCAGCTTTTATTGCATCCGGTCTTACTGGCATTTTTCCGTGTGTAGAATGTAGCTGTGAAAATATGATTAACCTTGCAATCAATGCAGGTATTTGGGTTGAAAATGATGCCTATGTACCTGACGTTGGGGATGTTATCCTGTATGATTGGGATGATAACGGTGTTGGAGATTGTACAGGTTGGAGTGATCACGTGGGTATCGTAATATCATGTGATGGTTCTACGATCAGAGTCATTGAAGGTAACAAGTCAAACACTGTTGGTTATCGTGATATTGCTGTGAACGGTAAATGCATCAGAGGGTTCATCACACCGCATTATGCAGCAGGTGGTTCTACTACACCGCAACCTTCCGGTAAGAAATCAGTTCAGGAAGTAGCCAAAGAAGTATATGCAGGTGAATGGGGTAACAACCCGGAAAGAAAGGAAGCACTGGAAAAAGCCGGGTATGATTATCAGGAAGTTCAGGACGCTGTAAATGCACTGGTAAATGGAAGTACACCGACACCTTCAAAATCTGTACAGGACGTTGCAAAAGAAGTTATCAATGGTCAGTGGGGAAATAATCCTGACCGTCAGAAAAAACTTGAAGCAGCAGGTTACAACTATCAGGAAGTACAGAATGCAGTTAATGCGATCTTAAAAGGAAACGCTGCGACAGACTTGACCGCTATCGCAAAAGAAGTTATTCTTGGTAAGTGGGGTAATGGTCAAGAACGAATTGACCGCCTGAAAGCAGCAGGTTACAGTCCTACAGCTGTACAGAAAAGGGTCAACGAATTAG